ATAGGCCAGGGACACCCAGCCCTTATTCGTCCTGCCCCAGCCGTCCCGCTCCTCCAGCACGTCCACCACCGTGCCCATGGGGTACGCCCCCACCTTGCCGTAGCCGGTGCCGGGGCCGCTGCGGATGTTGACGCCGATGCTGGGCGTCACGGTGTACTTGCTCATAGGCTTGTCCTCCTTGTCCGGCGGCTCCTGGCCGCCCTGTCTTGTCCATACGCACAGATACCCGGCCACCCGGCGGGCGCTGTAGATACGCTGGCCGTCCCCAAAATCGCACTGGCTGGAGCCGCCGCTGTCCAGACCCAGTGCCCGCAGGTTGGCCGCCTGGTCGTACCGGCAGCCGATGCTCACCAGCTCGTCCCGCAGCCCTTCCGGTGTCTTGGCGTCCGCCGTGCCGTCGCCGGAGCAGTACAGGATCACCCGCGCCCCGGCCAGCAGGACAGCGGAGCGCCCCCGTGTGCCCCCGTACTCCGGGGAGTAGCTGAGGGCCTTACCCGGCCCCCTGGTGGGCGTCAGCAGCTCCACGCCGCTGAGGTAGGAAGCCCCGCCGTTGTCGGGTAAGATGTCCAGGCGGATGTCGGCGCCCTTGTCCCAGGTCAGCCCCCAGCCGTTCCAGCCGGCGGCCGCTTTGACTGTGCCGTCGATCTTGAGATTGCCCACCGGGCGGCCCGTGATCGTGTCGTAAAACCAGGAATTGAGAATGTACTGGCACCCGCAGGCGGCCTTGACCTGCTCCATAGACCGCCCCCCGGCCTCCACCAGGGCGGCGCGGGTGATGGCCGCCCTGGGGATGACTGCTATGTATTTACTCATGGCCCTCCTGCTCCTTTTCCCACTCCTCGCGGGCCGGGCCAGAGATGGGACCGGGATCGGCGGCGCTCTCCACCAGCTTCGCCATGGCGGCGCAGTTACGGGGATTCTCGTTCCACAGCTCCACCAGCACCTTATAGTTGTCCTGGCATACCCGGTGCCAGACGTTGACGGCGGAGGTCACACCCCCGTGCTCCAGGGCCTCATACTGGGGCTTGAGGGCCGCCCAGTCGGGCAGATACTCCGGGTCGAGCCCCGTCATGATGTGGTCTACCTCCCGCCCGTGTCGGATGTTGTTGAGCAGCATGGAGCGCCCCACACCCACATCCACATCATTGGCGTTGGCCAGGGCGAAGGAGGCCGGGGTCAGCTTGGCAAAGTTCAGTTTGGTGATCATGTTCATTCGTCCTTTCTTTTTTACGGCCTTTGGCCGGTTTAAACGGTTTCGGTGGCGGGTTCGTAGATTTCGCCAATGTACTGCTGATACTCTTCCTGGGTGATGATGCCGTCGGCCACATCAGCCCGCGCCAGGGTGCGCACGTCCTCCTTTACGGGGTCAAGGACGCTTTCGAAGGTGCGCGCACCCCGTTTGATGCTGCGCCAGTAGCTGTGTGCGATTGCTTTTACTGCCATTGCTTTTAACCTCCCAGCATTTCATATATATCCAGCAACGCATCGTCCTGCTGTGCGTTGATAGATTCCTGTTCGGCCTGGCTCTCAAAGAGCGCGATAGCGGTTTCATCAGTCTGCGCCAGAGCTTCCTCCAGGGCCGCCACCCGCTCTTCTACAGATGGCGGCTCAGGTTCAGGCTCCGGCTCGGGAGGCCGCTCGGTGGGTGTGACACCAACCAGCCTGCCTTCCTCAATATGGAGGTCACACCAGCCACAGGTCGCCCAAACAGCGGCCTCCAGGTGGACGGGCACCTCTATGTAGCCATCTTCCCACACCCTGGCAGCGCCGTCGCGGGACTGGATGTTGCGGGAGCCGTCCTCGCGGGCGTTGATTTCGATGATGGTCATGAGCCACCTCCTCCAAATTTCAGGGCAACATAGCGATATGGATATTTACCTGACGCGGATATTTTGGTGTTGCCATCCCACTTAATAACATCAGTATTGGATGAGCCAAAGTCTACTTGAATATAAACGTCAATATCGGGGTAAAGCATAGAAGATTTTGCGGCTACATTAGTGGCACTATATCCGCATACCACCCACACTGCATCCGGCGTGAATGGCAGGGTAACGCTGCTCGTAAAAGTACCGATCGCAGCGCCTTCAAGGGCTACGCCGAGCTTGTCCGCCACACTCGACCCATCCGGCATCATAACGGCCTCAGCCAGTGTCTGCGGCATGACATCGCACTCCTTGCCCTGTAGCCGCTCCACCCGGTACGGGCTGTCTGGCATTGAGGTAGGCGTTTTGGTGTAGGATAACTGTCTGTTTTCATTTGCCCAAGCATTATCGCTAATTTGTACCTTTGCCTTTACAGTAAACCGTCCTCCTGCCGCGCTCGGAAACCTGGATACCGGGATAGTTACACTATCGCCAGGCTTTAATGTCAGTTCTCTCTGGTAATCGCTGTAGGTGTTCTCAAAAACCTCCGAAATGTAAATAGCGTCGCGGGGAGCGTCGCTCAATGCTGTATACGTTATCGCCCCCTTGATTTCCCCAATATTGCCTTCCGGCATGGATATTCTTAATGTAGTTGACGGGACGATGTTCACGGTCTTGGATACTATGGGTTCTCCATATTGGGTAGTTCCTATTGTGCTTCCGGCGGAAGCCCGGTATTGCACGCTTGTCCAATCTCCGGCTTTATCAATATACTTTAGCCCCGCTCCCGTATAGACCGTTACCCACCCGTCAGGGTTCACACTGCGCTCCAGTTTGTAGATATTGGCTCCCTTCACGGTTTCCCAAGCCACAGAAATATTATTTCCAGCCATTGCTGCATCGGGCACAGAGATAGAAGCAGGTGCCGGTGGTGCAGTTGAAATGCTCCCATCTGCCAGCACCAAAAGCGTGGTTGGCAATACTAATGCAGGACGGACACCTGCAAGCAATTCAGCGTCTCTCCTCTGAAAACCACCACTCGTTGCAATTGCCCACACCGCAATTTTCTCTGATGTAACCGGAGAACGGAGCCACCAAACGTATGGGGTGCCATTTAAGTTTGCGATGCGTTTTTGGTATGCGGAGGGACTGGTTCCACGTTCAAAGTAATTTAGTTTTGAACCATTCTCCGGAAAGTCAGGATTATAAGCAGTATCTAACCCGACCTCTTCGTCGGATAGCAAAAATATCTTACATAATAACCCTTTATCTCCATAAAAGTTAGTTCCTCCAAGGCCACCGTCAAACCTGTACGGAATTTTGACCTGCTTTATGGCACTACGTAAGTTGGCATCATATTTGTTAAGCATAGTATCATTGAGCCACTTCTGAATATCAGAATCCTCCAGCTCATTGATGTTGTCAGAAAACCACACACGTGTTTCAATAATATCCTTTCGTAAAAGCCATGTACCGTCACAGCTTCCATCGTAAAGAATAGACGGTAGCCCCTGATTCACAACCAAATATTCTACAGGAGAGCCGTTTTCGTTCAGTTTGATAATAGTCCCAACTGCCACATTTCCGAGTGTCTGTGCCATTTACCCCTCACCTCCTGTTCCTGTATAATCCGCCAGAATCAGGCCATAGAGCGTATTTGCCTTCCGGGAGGCCGGAGGCACCGCCTCCTCCACCTCATAAAATCCACCTATGTCAGGGAGCTGCTCACCAGGCACCTTGCCATCGGGCCCCAGCGTCGCCAGTCCCGAAAATGCCTCTCCGATCTCTTTAGCGGCCGTCTGCGCGGCGTTGACCTGCTCCATGAGGTAGTTGTAGCCGTGCTGCTCGCTCAAGCCCACCTCTGCCCCGGTGGGGGCCACGGTCTGTCCGCCGGTCCAGTCCTCCGGCAAGTCCGCCGGAAGCGGAGTTTTGATCGGATTTTCAGCCATTGCTTACCACTCCTTCCGCTACAGGGATAATGTGCTTCAAGACCACATTCGTGGTAACAGGGATATACACGGTAGAGGACGTGAGGATATTCCCCTCTGCATCCAGCAGTTCCAGGGCGGTGATCTCTGTGGCCTGGGACGGCATGATGGTATAGGTGACGGTCAGCTCCGACCCCTCCACGGTCTTGGTCAGTCCGGTAATCGCAACTGTTCCGTTGACCCGGGCGGAGGCCACATCGCCGCTGACGAAGTTCGCCACACCGGCCAAGAGGGCCTGCTGGATGGATGGCGTCTCAGGCATCTTAATCACTCCCTCCGGGCCGTCGGTTGCGAAGGGCAGCCGCCCCAGCTCCCACGCCCCCAGCTTGTAGTTATAAATTCTCTGCGCGGACGAAATTATCTCGGAGAGCAGCAGCCCCGTCCGCACAAACGGGGCGTTGACCCACACGATATGCGCCGGTTTGATACGGTTGATGGTGAAAGCCAGCTCAGTGGCGTAGTTCTGGTTTTGGGCCGCGCTTTCGATATAAAGTGTGTAGTTTGGGTAGTCTACCGTGACCTTCCATTCACCCGGCCCAATCAGCTCGTCCAGCTTTTGATAGAGGAATCCCAGGGTATAGGGCGGACGGGTAGAAATGCGGTTGAGCACGCGGGTCCTTCGGAATGCCAGGCTTTCCACCTGTGGGTTTGGTACAATTCGGAATACCTGCTCCCACATGCCAACCGCCCTCTCGTCCATCGTCTGGAAAAAGAAATTGTCAGCCACACCCACGATTTCCTCCGCCAGGGCCTCAAACTGCTGCTGTTCGGTCAAGCAGATCTGCTGATAGTCCAGCACCTCCCGGTACCACGGGGGCAGCAGGGACAGCAGGCTGGTATCCAGCTCAATTGGATTCATTCAGCGTCACCGTCCCTATCACGGGCACCTGCTGGGTTTCGCCCGTCTCCGTCAGGAGGAGATCTGCCGTACCGCCGTTGAGCTGCACGTTGGTGGCGTTGACCACGCCGGCCACCCCTACGATAGCGGCGGTAACCCTGGCCACGTACACATCGGCAGCGTAGGACACGTTGTTGGCGGACACGTTGGTGTCCCACCCCTGCCGCACGCTGCGCAGATATGTCTCAATGGCCTGCTCCACCGGTTCCTGCACCTGTCCGATGGCATATCCGGCGGCCAGCAGGAGGGTGGCGGAGACATTCACCGCCAACCCTGTCGGGGCCACCGCCGTCACCTTTGCCCCGATAGGGGCCAAGCCCAGCCCCAGCCCCTGGTTGGGGGGCGGGTCGATGGCATTCTGCACCTTCTCCACCAGTGTGGATGAGCCAGGCAGGAAATCCGCCCCCAGAACGGACAGCTTCACAGTGCCACCGCCGCTCCAGGTGGGGTATACCTGCACCCCGCCCACGCCGTCAATGGCGAGGACGTTCTGGCGGTAGTCGGCAATATTGCCGCCAAAGGGACGGTTATTGAGCGCCTCAATCAGCCGTTCCCGAAATGCGCTGTCGGTCTCCGTGTCGTCACCAGGCACCAGGATATCCGTAATCTGTGCACTGGTCAGCCCCGGAATGGCGGTAATCGGCAGGATGGGCCCGGTGTACTCGTTTCCGATGGCGCCGGGGGTCTCCGCGGTAAGCTGGTACTGGTTCCCCGTATCGGTTGCTGCCGTTACGGTAAAGTTGATTGAGCCCGCTCCGTTGATAGTGGAGAACCGGGCTCCAATGGGCACAGAGGTATTGAACACGCCCAGGCGTACCGCGGCGGAGGCCGGATATCGGGTCAGGCCGCCAATCACAGCCAGCATATCCAGGGAATCCCCCACTGCTGTCTGCACGAAGGCCGCCCGCTGTACCTGATCCAGGCTGAGATAGAACCCCGCCAGGGTGTAGGCCGCCGGAGAGATGGCCGTCGGGATGGGGGCCGTGTCCCGCTTGTCATAAGTATCGGGCACCCGGTCCAGCATCTCCTGACGGAGGCTGGCATAGGTCTCTTGAGTAAAGTCAATCAAGTGATATCCACCTCCACACTGGTCTGCATCTCTCCATATACTGTGTTCACGGTGAGGGAGGCCCTCAACATATCCCCTTCCACGGCATACGTAAAGCCGGAGATCCCCCGCACCCGGTCGTCCATCAGCAGGGCGTCAGTGATCCGCCGCTGAAGTTCCGAGGCCACATACCCCGGGTCCTGCCCGATGAGCCCATCCCATTGCATCCCGGAGTAGGGGGAATAAATCTGCCAGCGGAACCGCTCCACATTGAGAATGACCTCCACAGCCTGCCGGACAGAATACCAGCCGTCACATTCCCCCTGGATGCGGTTGGTTTCCTTGTTGATATACCACGTCCTGGATGGCTGGGAGACGAAGGACACCCCGGCGGACAGGTCGATAGCGGATGTAGGCAAAGTCGGCATCAGGCTTCCTCCTCAAAAATCCGGGACAGGACGATGAACTTCTGCCCGTGCTGTACCCGCAGCAGGAGCACTCTGTCCCCCTCCTCCAGCCTGCGGTTCAGGATAATAAAACCGTCCTTGACAGGCAGCTTCTTCCCGTCCTCCCAGCACACAATGTCCTCCCCCTGTAGGGCGGCGTCCGCCCCCTCAGAAACCAGAGCGTATTCCCCCAGGTAGGAGCCGTCCAGTCCCGTGGTAGTGGCGCCCGCCGAGTTTGCATGGGTGTGGGAGAGAGTCTGAATCCGGTGCCTGTGGGCCAGCACCGGGATTTTCTTCTCAATCACCGACTCAGTGAGGCAGAGCTGCCTCCGTCTCAGGGGAGATGTGGCAGGGTTAATGGTGATCTCCAGCGGTTCTTCTCTGGTCACCGTGCCCACCCGCAAGTCTGTTGGCTGCCCGGCGGCGGTGTTCTCCTGCATCATCTGGTACAGAACATCTTTCAGATCCACGCACTCACCTCTTACACATGTTCCAGCCCCAGGGTCTCAAACTCCATTGTGTGGTCGTCATTTGCCCAGGTGTGGGTCACCTTCTCCAAAAGGACGTATTGGTCGAGATTGATATCCCCAAGACCCTGCACCTTCATGAGCACCATCTGTCCCGCCCGCAGGCCGGGCACCCCCAGGGAGGATACCTTCAGCGTCCGCATCCGGCGGTTATAGCACGACAAGGTGGCCCAGGCCTGGGCCTGTACCTGCGCGTCATTCATGGTGCCATCCACCTTCTGGTAGAGCTGGAGCATGCCCCACTGTCCAATTGTGGCGCTGTCCTCCGCTACGAACACATCTGCCCTGCCGGTCTCCTCGTTGGGCCGGGCCAGTTTGACGTGGTTGTAGGTCTGCTCGTCGATGTCGGTCTTGTAGGTGTAGTCGGTCAGCAGGGACATGTCGCCGATGACCACGTTGGAGACCATATCCCGGGGCTGCCGGAGGGCCAGTCCGTTTCCATCATCGAACAGTACATAGATGTTCCCGGTGTTGAGCAGGGTCTGTTGGATGGCCTCCCCCAGGATATCCAGGCAGCTCTCGTCCTCCTTATAGAAGTCCGGGATAGCGTACCCTGTATCCACTACCTGCCCCACGTCAATCTGGAGGTCGGCGGCGATCTGCCGGAGCATATCCCCGGCGGTCTGCGCCTCAAAGTTATAGGATGCGTTGGCCTTCAGATAGCGGATGCGGTCGTAGCATGTGACCTGAATCTCACCCCAGCGGTCCTTGCTCTTGGTGAATACCCAGCCGTAGAACTGGAGCTGGCCGTCCACCGAGAACCGGACGATATCGCCCTCGGCGAAGCTCAGATCCCCGGCTTTCAGTACATTGAATTTCAGTGTGCCCGGCGAACCGGTGCGTTCCGTGCTCCAGGTAACCTCCGGCACGGAGTTGGATATCTCCCACATCTTTCCGCCGGACTTGTTGGCAATAATCAGCTCTGTCTTCACGTATCGCTCACCACCTGGAGGGCGTTTTTGTCTATCCAGCCCAGGGGATTCCCGGCCTCGTCTGTGATGTGGACGCTGGCGGGGCGGGTGGCGTCTACAATCCGTGACACCAATACCCTCCGTCCGGAGGCCGTGCCGTGTGGCTCATCCCCGTAGCTGGTATAAAAATAGGAGCCGTTGGCAATGCACGCCGCACCGGCATAAAGCTGTCCTTGCGGGATTGTGCGGGAGGGTTCCGCTGTGACCTCCACCGGCATCCCCGCGGGCTGCCGGCCGCTCTGTGCAGAAAGAGACTGCGGGGTATAATCCCGATACTCGGTCAGAGTCAGATCGTAGTAAAAATCGCCGGTCTCCCCTCCGCGCTCCTCGGTGTTGAACTGGGTGACCAGCACTTCAAAGCCGGTGTCGCCAGTCATGAATGGCTCCCCGTTCTCATAGTACCGCACAGGGGTGTAGATGATGGGCGCCTTGTCGTTCATGGCGCTCTCAAAGAACTGGATGTAATACTCAGGCGGGTGGAAGGCGCCCCATTGATTGCTTCCAGAGAACTCCCGCCCGGGGAAAAAGGAGGAAATGGTTACCTCCCGCAGCTTGGGTATGCGGGGGATCATGATGGGGCCGATGCCCAGCACGTTGTATTCGCTGTTGTCGTTGTCCCGGGCCACGGGCAGCTTTTCCGGGTTCACCGGCAGGCGGATGACCGTACCGTCCCGCGTGAAAAACAATCCGAAGTTATTGACGGACATACCGGCCTCCTCTTTTCTTATCCGCTTGCGGGCCGCGCCGTGCTGCGCGTGGAGCCGGAGGCGGTCTGCTCGATCAGAATGTCCCGGATGGCATTGGCGAGGCTCTGGCGGTCGGCGGCGGTCCGCCCGGTGTTGGCTCCGTTGACCGTGATCACCGGAGTCTGCGCCGTCAGGTTGACGTTGTTCACATACCGCCGCTCCGCCACGTCCACCAGGGATTTGATGTCCTCGTCGCTCATCTTGACCGACTTCTCGATGCTCCCTACGCTCCCGGCGATATCACCCAACTGGCCGGAGAGCTCGTCGTAGGGCACGCCGGAAAGAGCCGCGCCAACGGCGTCGTTCCCATTTCCGCTGAACAGATTGGCTCCCCAGTTATAGCCCGTGTTCCAAGCGTCTCCATAGTTGAACCGGTAATCAATCGTCGGTGCATTCCTGTCCAATGTAATAGCGTTTTCGTTTTTGCCCCACTTGAGGACGGAGTCTTGCAGCGAAGTGAGGCCGGCGGTCCAATTTGTTCCGAAGATGGCGTCAATAATCTTCGTCACAACTTTGCCCAAATCTAGAAACCAGGAGATAATATTTCCGATTAAATTGGCGACTGCCCCGCCGAACGAATCAAACCCGCCGTTCGTAACATTCAGGACCCATTCGATGATTCCAAGAAAAGGTGTCACAAAGATAGACCATACAGCCTGAATGATTCCATTGAGCAATCCGATGACTGTATTTCCAATAATCGCGGCTACTGTGAGCACTGCTCCGGCAATAATTCCGGTGGCCGACACACTGGTCCCGGCGAAGTGATTCACCGCCGCCGTCACTGCGTAAATGGCCCCGATCACCAGCGCAATGATGATAAGCGGCAGCCCCCAGGTGGTCGCCATGACCGCCCCAAGCATCTCCTGTGCGGTTGTCAAGGCCGTAGTCGCCGCCGTGCAAATGTTGGTCCAGTTGGCTGCCAGAAGGAACACGCCGAACGCAGCACCCAGGCCCAGGACAATGGGGCCCACTAGGTCGATATTATTTGCCAGCCAGGAGATTGCATCCAGCACCGGGTCAAGGGCCTGAATGGCGACGTTCTGGAACATCGTCCACACCTGCGCCCAGGTCATGGGCATCTGCTCAAACTGGGCGTTGGTCTCCTCCGCCGCCCCAAGCATGGCGTTCTTGACCACCTCCGCGGTGACCTTTCCCTCGCTGGCCAGCTCCCGCATCTCCCCGGTGGTGACGCCCATATACTCCGCGATGGTCTGGGCAATCATGGGGGTCTGCTCCAGCACCGAATTGAGCTCCTCGCCCCGCAGGGTGCCGGAGGCCAGGCCCTGGGTAAGCTGCACCAGCGCGGCCTGGGCAGACGCACCGGAGGCCCCGGAGATCGCCATCTGCTTTTGAATCTGCTCGGCGAAAGCCACCAGCTCGTCCGTTCCTGTAAATGCGTTCCCGGCTACCGTGCCGAGCTGGGAAACAAAGTCCGCCATATCGGCGTAGGCTCCACGGCTGCGCATGGCCGCCTGATAAATCTCCTCCTGGGCTGCGGCCGCCGCCTCGGCGCTGCCGGTCATGAGCCGCAACCGGGCGTTGATGCTGGTGAGCTGGTCGGAGGTGTTTACCAGCCAGCGGACGGACTGCATACCCAAGAAGGTGCCTGCGAGGTTGCGGATCGTACCAAGCAGGGATGTCCCCCGGCTGTTGGTCTGCGTCATCTTCCCCGCAAGTTCTTGCATCTGTACAGCTGTGGCCGCAGCGGCGGTTTCCACATTCATCGTGGAAGCCCGCACATCGTCCAGCATGTTTGCCATCCTCTGCGCTACCTGTAAGCACTGGGTCATGGTGGACGTGAATTTATCCTCCAGAATCAGGGTTTCTCGAATTGCGGCCATGCTCTCACCTCCGATTCGCCCGGTCTTGGGCTTCCTTCTGGTCTCTCATGCTTTTCAGGGCGAACTCGGTCACCAGCCGTTTCTCCCTGGACGGGAGGGCGTCATACCGGGACGGGGCCCAGCCGAGGTTCACGAAGCAGTAATATGCCACCAGCATCTCCGTGTCCCAGCCGGCCCCGTCCATCAGTTTTTTACCTCATCCTCCTGCTCCGCAAAGCCGGACAGCTTCGTAATCTCCTTGACCAGCCGGGCATACTCGCCGGACAGCAGCAATTTACCGGGCACCAGCAGCGGGTCCAGGACGCCGCACCCGTCGCACAGCTCCTTGCTGGAAAAGTCGGGTTCCACCGTGGCGGCCACCACCATGCGGCGGGTGAAATCCACACTGTCCAACTGCTCGATTGTCTGTCCGCCCTCCTTCCGGCGGCGGGTGGCCTGCCGGGTGATGGCGTCGTTCTCCTCCTGGGTCAGCGCCCGGATCTTGAAGGGCACGGGCTGGCCACTTTCGTCCTGAAAGCGGTTGGAGATGACAACCTCCTTCTCCTCCGAGGTAGTGACGGGATGCAGAAATGCGGAAAGCTTACTCATATCGGTTCCTCCTTAATTACCCAGTTGGGCCGGATCGTTGAACGCCTGGAGCCGTGCCACGCGGGTGTAGGCGAAGTTGAAGTCATAGTTCAGCATGGTCTCCTCACTGTTCAGAACGGAGAGGGGCACGGTGCCGGTCAGGTGGCATCCGTAATAGGCCATAACCTGGGAGCCCAGTGTCGCCGAAGCGGAATCGGAGTTGGTAATCTGAATATCAAACTCCGGCATAACGCCGGTCTGGATGTACTGGAGCACCATGTCCGTCCACAGGTTGGTGCCGTAGTAGATGTTGCCGGTCCCCGTCAGCTTGGCCCCGTTGGGCTTGTCCTGGATGGTGCGGGTGCCAATGACCCGCATATCGCTGCTCTGGATTTCCGCATTGGTGGTGATGTTCCGCATACCGGCCACCACATAGTTCCGGCCC